TGTCACAGCATTACCAGTACTAGCAGTGGAAATTGTACGTGAAGTTTATAATGCTGTCTACGGGACAGAAGAGAATCCATACCCACACGAATCAGATGCATTATCGCATCCAGAATATGGGGAACGACAAGCAGAAATTTATGTTCCTGTTACAGATTTCGTTACAGACTTCTTCGAAAGTAATGCTGAATATCCTAAAGATGAAAAGGCATTACAATCGGCAATAGATAGAGATATTTACGATTACGACATCATTGGTGATTCAGTAGTAGATATATCAAGAATTGATGAACTATCACAGAGAGAAATGAAAGCAATTGTTTCGGACAATGATATTGATGACACCACTCACGAGTTACTTCGATCCAAAATAAAGCACGTTGACGAAGAAACATCATCACTGTCTTTATTGAAGTTAGACCACACAGATCAAATGCAAAGAAGAAAACAGAATGCAGGCGACCTCGAAATTTCAGCAATTGGTTTATCCGACCAGGAGAAACTCAATCGGTTCGAAGTGCAACAGGCTCGAGTTCATCGTCAGCAAGCTATCGCGGCCGTAGCTGCCAATGGCGGCACCGTTCATTATATCAACGAAGAACCTGCCTTTGCCTCTGAAGTCAACATCACGAGCGGACCTAGTTCATCAATCGCGGATAGTATTTTACAAAAGCCGACAGCTGAATCAGAAAAGCAAGTTGTGGTAGTGCCTATTACTATGAATCGAAAACAACCGGTTCGCGCTGTGTCTAGGCCTGAACCACTAGGAATGAAATCGAAGTCGCAGTCACATATGGCAAGAGGTGGAGTTGTAACTAAAGATCATTGGTTGACTGGTACACTATCACAGTCATCATAAAAAACCCCGCACAGGGCGGGGAAAGAGAGAGAAGTAAATTACGTTTTTAGTTAACTAGTCTTCAGCAAGTTTCTTAAAGAAGTCTAGTGAATCGTCATCATCGTCAAACGAAGGTGACTGTGTTTCAGCGGCAGGTTTAATATCTGCAACTGGCGCACTATACTGAATCTCAGGAACATCTTCAGCAGTTGAAGTTGTATTCCGAGTAGTCTCACCAAGGACCTTCGCAAGCTTCTGCGACAATTCATCATAAGACTTGAAGTTACTAGTGTCCACAAACTCAGAAAGTCCGTGTTCTAGTTTCCAAACCTTCTCAAGTTCTTCGTCTTCATCAAATAATGTAGTAGCTTCATCAAATGAAGATTTGTCGTAATTGCGATAACCCTCTACTTGGCGAATTCGCAGTCGGAAGTTTGCACCTTCCCAGAAGTCAAAGGGATTGATCGCATCTTCATCTTCAAACTCGGGATGCATCGATGAGTTGATCATATCGAAGATTTTTTTACCGTATTCATACAGAAAAACTTTACCTTCGTTATCAGGATTACCAGGATCTTTAATCACAAGAATGTTGGAGATATAGTGTAACCGGCGTTTTTGCTTACGCGCAGTTTCTTTATCTTCATCAACACCAGAGTTCCAAAGTTTGCTGTTATACTCGCTGACAGGATCATCGCCGCCGATCGTAGTCAAAGACTTCTCGATGTACCAACCACCAGGTCCTTGAAATCCATGGTCCCAGTAACGAACAAACGGTACATCTTCACCTGACGGTGCAGGTAAGAAACGAACAATGGCAGAACCGTTCTGTGCTTTATCGACAGTAGGTTTCCAGAATCGTTCATCTGCGCCAGATTTCTTGTTGTTGCTACCAAGTTTCTCTGCGGCTTGTGTAAGTTTCTCGAATTGAGACTTACGGTTATTTTTAAGTTGTGCGAAATCGCTCATGTTTTTTTCCTCGTATTAACAATATATGCAATGTATTACAGTTTATTCACTTAATTCATAATCACAGGTCATAGTATAGTCTAAACCACCTCAAATGTCAAGTGGTTTAGTAACCAAAACGCATCATCAAATTCAATGTGTCGTTCTGCCATTCTTGCATGAGTTCGTACTTAACCTCACTTAGAATATCGTCACCTTTCTCACTGAACCCAGTTTCATCATCATACTCTTCCTTCAATTCAGGTTCACTCACAAAGATTTTTTCTAGTATTTCTTCCCATTCAATTTCTTCAGCATCATACAATCCTTCAGAAGTGTATACTTCTACTCCTATGAAGTTGGGCATTTCATCTTCATATCTAAAACAGGCAACCACATTCTCATCAACTAACGCAACCTTCTCGATTAGATGTTCAACAAATTCAGTTGGCGGCGACCAAGCAGATTCGAATGTCATGAAATCTGTATCACCATCATTCATATATGCCCATTTAGCACCGACATTTTCACACATAAATTTCGAATCAGCTGATTCTAGATTCTCGACAAATGCGTATCCTAGAGGAATCTCAAACTGACTTCCAGACCTGCTCCTCATGTTGTCTATTGTTTCCTGTACTACTTTCTCTCCTTCTTTGGAGATCACATTAAATGTCAATGCTGACGATACATAGTTTGCCATAATTAAAACTCCTTCAAATTGGTAATCGTGCAGTTTGTTCTAGATAATTAAGTTCTTCTGCTTCAATGCGAATCTTTGATTTCATTGCTAAATTAGTATTAATAAACTTAGCTGCAACTTCTACATCTATTCCTTTCTTCTCACAGTAACTTAGAATCGCATCCATATAATCGATGTTGTCTAAAGCACGGATGCGTTCTATCTCAGCAAAGAAATTCTTGTAGTTCGAATCTTGAACCTTGTCTCGAATAATCTCTTCAGTCATTAGTCTAACTCACTAAGCAGTTTATCAATCATCTCGGACTTTTTCTTGCGGACATCAAGACAAACTCCAAAATCTTTTTCAGCAAACTCTTCAATTTCTTTCTTTGTCATTGACTCCAGTTCCGATCGATCAGGTACATGTGGTACCGAATAATAATCGTCAGACGAATTGCCATTAACTGCCTGCACCATATCAACAAAAGCATTCCAAATTTTCAATAAAAAATTACCCATTACTTACTCCCAGATCATTAGACCGTTTATTTATATCGATAAAAAAGGGGTGCGAACACCCCGAACATTATGCTGATTCAGCATATTCTACAGCAAGACCAAGAGCATCGATATTTCGATCCTTGTTGGTACCATACCAGACAGACTGCATACGAGTATCAGGGTTGTGGCCCATCTGGTGATTCGTCATATACGTAACCGCGTTATACGCAGACCACCAAGACCCAGCACCAAGTTCAGCACCTGGTTGTGTCTCGACAATCTCCATCGCAGCGACAGCATTACGTGATACAACTTTCTCGCCTTTCTTAAACTGCTTCATTAGTTCGTCAAAAGATGTAGCACCTTTGCGGTTTGTAGTCTTAGGAAAGACTCGGCTGAAGAACTCAAAAAGACTGTCTTGAGTGTATCGCTTCTCACTGAGAAACTGTGCCATGTCATGGTAAGTACTCATTTTCTGAGATGCTTCATCCAATGCTAACTTGACCTTGGCAGAATCAAACTGTGATCGGTGATTCAAGGAGATACCTAACGATGCTTTACCATTAAGCGACATAGACAACGTATTATTACATACGACACGAATAGGAGTGAATCGGACATCTACACCCTTACCGTAGTTGTGTGGATTTGATAGTAGCAGATAAGACTCTACCTCATCTTTGCCGCCGAACAGACTGAACGAGTCGTTGACTTTCGCCAGACCCCAAATGATCTGTCCGTCTTTCAGAGAACCGGCGGTGTGCATTGACATACCACCTGCTTTCACGTAATCATCAAAGAACTCGAAGGCCTCTTCATTCTGTACAGGTATCCAATTGTCAGAGACAATATCTAGGTACTTGTCATCAGATGACCTAACCAGTGCCTGTCGCTTAGGCGCCCTTACCATCGATCCAGAGCGACTATAGAACACATCCTCCTTCTCAACAGTCCAATCAAGACCAGCGGTGACCATCATCTCTTTAGGAGTGAGATCATCGCCGACTTCAACACCAAGGCCGTGCCAAGGAAGTTCTCCTGCGTAGGCCATTTGTGCTTGACCTTCAACCATTTCAATTTCGTGACTCATAATACTTTCCTTTAGTTGTTTATTAACTTACAAATACCATTCTACTACTTATTTTTATCAAAGTAAATAGATTTTTATTAATATTTTTTAATTTCTTCTTCGTACCGTTTGATCCATTCTACACTGCACTCTTCGCGAGTATGCGTAGAGTAGAAATTATCCTGCTGCATTGAGGTGGTGACAATATCACGGACAGTAGTAGAGTACGACTTATATTCCGGATTCAATGGTCCTGGTCCGTTTTTCCAAAAATTGTATTCGGATTTATTCATATGATTCCTCTAGTGTTTGAAACTTGCGGTAACTCTTTGAAAACATTTTAGGTTTTTTCATCAACGACCATTCGCCTTTACCGTTCTTGCGATATGCTACCAGTTTACCGGCGTCATTCAGAACATAGTCATGGTTGGGCGTAGGCACCAACCACTCAGTCACTTCCCGTAGAATCTTCATATCTTCGATAAGGCCTCAGTAACACAGTCTAACGCGGACCGAGTATATCCACCGATGTGCCAATCGCGAACGTAATCAACTGGTGTGTCGGATTCCTTCCAGTCATAGATGGTGGCCATGGTAACGGTATTTGTAAGTTCATCAAAGAACTCGATGATCCATTCACAACGAACCTTACCATCGGCCGAGAGTTCGGTGGGTTTACCGAATGCCTTCTCAAGACTATAGTACCCAGTATCGATACAACCAACCAAAGAAGTGCCGGCGGTATCAACAAAACTCCAGTCAGAAGCAACTTCAAATTTCGTGTACATATTTGTTTCTACTCTCATTTCATTACCCGAAGAAAACGCATTACATCTGTATCGACATAATCACCCTTACTCGCCCAATTGCGGAACGCTGAACACTCTGTGGAATCAGACTTACACATTTCATAATTATCACAACCTACACAAGGCACATCACGTTCGTTCACGGGGCCTTGCATATAGATAGGATCTTCTTTGAATTCGCTCGGTATACCACGACCGTTATAGTTCTGCGAGTCCCACCAAATACCAATATTATATTCCATACTATTTTCTCTCTATACGTAAAGTTTAATAAATTGCAAAACTTGTGGCGTGTCTTTTTAGACAAGTCGATTTGCCGCTATAACTAGTCAAACCTAGTAGGTTCTTGCGGCGCGGACCACGGTACTTAATTCGGAATTTATTAGTGTAGATAAGGGCCCGAACCGCAGGATCATAACGATCAGATATAGGTATTCCTTTGAAAAAGGAAGATTCATCTCCGGGTGATTGATAATTAAAAAGGTTCATAACTTTCTTTCTCTCTGTTTCTCTATTCAATGTAACCATTATAAGGGATTACACGACCTAAGTCAAGTGTTTTATTTTGATAATAAAATCAGCGACTTACTCTTGATCATCAGAAAAGATACCGACTACCAAGAGTAATGCACTGACAGACAGATAAAGCATACTGCCCAATATTAGACTACCTACCAATGATACTGCTATAGCAAGTCCAACTAAGAATGCTAATGAGTACATGAATATATCAAACGTTTTATTCATTCTATCGCGCCGGCAGCACGACAAAGTGGCCATGGCCGTTCCATCGTGTTTTCAATTCGCATTTCTTCAAGAATCTCCTTTTGGAGACCTTTGAAGTCTGTTGCGACATAGTTGAATGCTTCCTGCAATTCTTTTTTTTCGCTTTTGAGGTTAGCGACTTGATCCATCAGTCGCGCAATCTGTTTGTCCTTGAGGGCAAGACGCTGTTCATTGGTCTCAGCTGTGTCGCGCATAATCTGCGATATCAGTTCGTGGTTTTTCATAATCAAGTTTCTCTATTCAGTGCATTGATGTCTTAGACGACAACCTTAAACCAAGGTTGGTTGCGATTACGAGCAGTATTGACTTCTACAAATCCTAATTCTGCAAAATCATACAATTCGTCTTTGATTTTCTGCAAGTTTTCGCTTGTAGTATCGATGTTTGCCAACACTGCGATAGCATGTGCATTCAAAGACGAATTAGACTCGCCTAGTGCCTTTAAGATTCCGTATGCTGTTACTTCGTTTTTCATTTTACGTCTTTCTCTCTCTGTTTCTCAATTCTTACAACCATTATAGTCGATTATGAGCAATAGGTCAAGTGTTCTATTTTCATAATAAAATCAATGACTTACAAGGCATAGTCTTTAGATGAGAACGCCTCCATAGCATCAATGACTGAGTCTGGAACCAGATAATGATTGATGTCATTATCCCAATATTGGACTACCATCTGACCTGCTTTTGTCAGTTTCTCGATGTGTGCCGCCATTGCTTTCTCGGTCGCTATTGAGTTCGCAGGATACATCTTACCATCTATCATAAAACCGTCTGGGTTAGTCATCATCTTTATAACCCTTCCGCGCTGCTTGTCGCATATTCAACATCGAAATGATCGAATGTGTAAGTTCCTTTCTTACTGCAATACGATACAACCTCTTGCTCCAGTACTGTAATGATAAGTTTCTCTATAGAGCATGTAATAGTGCCGTTCAGGACACCCGCGTTATATGCTTCCATTGCTTTTGGTGTTAAGTTCATCATTTCATTTTCCTTATCATTGAAAGTCCTTTCATTCTCGATTTTGATCCTTGCACATTTCGCACGATAACCGCAACCCCGTTTTCACTCCTAATCTGATTCACGGCGCCGCTCTCCAGGTCTTTGATAAGATCAGAAACATCGTTGAACATTTTGTTAACATCGATATGTGATGTACCAGCGACCTTCGACCAATATCCGCCAGGTATTCGGCACTCAAGTTCGTACCAGTCGTTGGCGAGCGCGAGTCGCGATCGATGTGTTGCGGCAGGTTCAGGACCCCAAGGTACTTTGCTGATTTGAAGTTCTAAGTTCTCACCCGTAGGAAGTTTTACTAACATATTTTTCTCTCTTCGTTTCTCAATAATGAGAAGCAACCTGGCCACTCTCTGTAATGATGTTGGTCTGCCA